CCTTGGCTGCAAGGCGTCTGGCCTCTTCCTTGCAAGCTTCGGCAAGTGTCGACTGAATTTTCAAGAACTGCCCGAACCCATCCACCTTGTCGGCTTCAAGTTTAGCGAGTTCATCCATATAGGCATCCATAGCCTCGCGTTGTTCCGGAGTCAGTTCCTCGTCGGGGATGGAAAGCATCCCGGCGATTTCCTGCTGAATTTCGTTGAAGGTAGGCATGTTCATCTCCTAGAAGGGCACATTGTCCATGCCGTAAGATTCAGAAGGTAAGGATGAACTGGGCTTTCCTCCGTCCTTCTTGTCGAGGAACTGGACGCGCTGCGCCTTGATTTCCGTGGAGTAGCGTTTCTGCCCCTGCTGATCCTGCCATTCCCGCGTAGATAATGAACCCTCCACGAATACAAGACTTCCCTTGCTCAAGTACTGGCTGCAATGTTCAGCGGCCTTTTGGAACACAACGACGCTATGCCATTCGGCCTTTTGAATCCGATTCCCTTCCCGATCCGTGTAGCTTTCGTCAGTAGCGACATTGATACGGCAAATTGCTGCGCCGTTTTGGGAATATTTGAGTTCTGGATCGCGCCCAAGGCGTCCGATGATTTCTACACGGTTGAGACTAGCCATTTTGCCCTCCATTGATGGCGTTCAAAAACTCGGAAACATCGGCCTTTGTCAGTTCGCGGGAGCTTGAAAGGGGCCGTCCAAAAAATTGCGAAAGTTCGGCAAGGTAAGCCTCTCGGCTGTCGCCATGCCGTTTTGTCAGATAAGACATAAGAGCCTTTGATTGCTCCAGCGTCATCGGGCTGGCGTTTTCTGCCTTCGCCTTTGCCCGTTGCTGTGCTGCTCCGTTTTTGGGGGCGAGATGATCCGTTTCAGCGTCAGGGTCGGGCATCTCCTCAGTGGGGATACAAAAAGTCTGAAACATGGCGTACTTCATGGCAATGGACTGCGCTTTGGGCAACGCCTTATCCCCACTGTCCATCGCTTCGCCTACGGTCACACAATGAACGCTTGAGCCGTCCTCGGCGTAAAACGTAAAGCGCACCTTCGCGGTCACATAAGCCATGACCGTACCTTTGGCGTTCGCCCGCTCCTCGCGTGTCGTTTCCAGCACCTCCGGCACACAGAACACGCCATGCAGTGACATGACCGGGTGCAAGGCGTTGTAGACATCATCAATTCCTCGGAACTTGAAAGATGCAAACCCACTGGTTTGCCTGTCCTTTCCGATGGAGCCGCAATCTCGCATGACCGCGATAATCGCGCCGTAAATCTTCGCTTCCATATTTCATCCTTTCACCGCCCATCGGCGGGAACTAAAAAGGCCCCTTGTCGGGGCCGTGGTATTCGGGTTCATCGGGAATCGTACGGTCTACGCTTTCCCTCTCCGCGTCGTACATATCGACTTCCGGCTTCATTGCATCCCCCTTACCCATTCACATGAGCCGATAAAGATCGCCACAATCACGAGGGCCACGCCCAACGCCCACGGAGGTGGTGCCAAACGCTCGCGCTGTGGTGGCATTGGGAACCGCTTCTTGCCTGGCGGGGTTACGTACACTTCCTTGATCATGCCGCCGCCTCCGTCTTTCTCAACCATTGTTCCGCTGCCTCGCGCACGCTGGCCTTTCTTGCCTTGTCACGAATGCGTTCAAGACGTTCCCGGAGCGTTGTGCCTTTGCGCTTCCCGGTGAGCACAGGATGGCTACGGGTAAAGTCGTCTGCGTGAGATATGGTCATAGTCATATTCATACCTTTCTCTCCTGCGTTGAAGTTCGGATTGGCGTCCCAATCCCGTTTCCAACCCGGATTTTCCGGGCTGGTGCGGGGCTAGGCTCCATACTTTTTTATGTAGCAATCTCTGCATAAATATGGAGAATTGTAGGTTATCGCGATGTTCGATTCATCAATATACTGTACGGGGTTCGGTTCTTTGCATCCGCATTCTTCGCATCTTCCGGCATAGTTCCGTGGCTTGCCGTACTTGTTCAGCAATCGCAGCTGTTTTTGCTGGTCACGAAAAATACGCCGCTGCATCCTTTCCATCGCGTTCATTTAT